GCGGTGCACGCAAACGCGCCGAACAAATAATCCGATCTATTAAAAGAGGATGAGACGAACGTGCGTCCAGGTCCGGAAAGTCCTTCGGGATTCCGGGCCAATTGTGAAGCGAACGACGCGGTTCGTCGAACGGCACATTGTGCGAACGTCCGTGGTTGGTTTTGTGCCGTCGGTCGTGAACGATACGGTGATTCATCACGTACAATTTTCCCCTATTGAACTGTTGCACGTCGTGACCGATGACGTGTCCGTCACGAGTCTTACAGCCCTGGCGACACTTCTCATGCGTCTTCTCTAGTACAGACACTGGTTATCGGTCGCGCACTCGAATCTGAAAAGCATGAACGTGGGTGTGTTTGTGACCAGGCTCGCGCCCGTCTGATCGTAGAGCGACACGGTGAGCCGGTCAAGTTTACGAATAGGGTTTATGTATGATGCGTAGGCCGGATACTGACTCGCGGACGCGAACAGGAACCGTCCGCCGGACGGAACGCCGTGGACGGTCGCAAAAGCCTCGGCCATGACACGCGCGTTCACAGGAACCTGTGTCACTTGGCCGACGCTCGATGTATTTCCGGACACGGACTGTTGGTACTTGAGCACGGCGTGGTCGTGAAACTTATTGACGAGCTCTTCGACCTGTACGTAGACGACATTGGACGTCGGTGCCCCGGTCGAATCGATACTGGCGCTCAAAAGTTCGGCCCGGACGACGTTACGGAGCGGCACGTTGAGGTAGGCCGTAAACACGTTCGATGCGTTCGGCGCCGAGGCATACAGACTGTCGACCGAAATGGTATACACTTCGCGGGTCTCACAGCGACTCATTACTTGTACTGTAGATAAAGATTTACACCCATATTCGTGTACAATGGCAGCACAGCTTCTGGTCACTCGCCTGACACCGAACGCTATCCTCCCTGCGCGCGGTTCTGCGGGCGCCGCCGGCTATGACCTCTACGCGACCGACGGGTACGTCGTCCTTCCTGGACACCGTGTCGTCGTATCTACCGGCGTGGCCGTTCAGCTCCCACCCGGAACCTATGGTCGCATTGCACCTCGCTCTGGACTGGCCGTGAAGCACGGTCTGGACACGCTCGCAGGTGTCATCGACCCGGACTATACGGGCGAGCTCAAGGTTGTACTCGTCAACACGGATATGCGTCTACCTTTTGTGATCAAGCCCGGGTATCGCATCGCGCAGCTCATCCTTGAGCAGTACGTGAGTGCCGATGTCGTCGAGGGTGCGCTACCAGATACGACCCGTGGTGCCGACGGGTTTGGTTCGACCGGAATCTGAAAAAAAAGGGGCTTTGTACCCCGAGCTCCAATAGTATAATCGGTAAGTACGGTGGTCTTATGAAAAACATGTTTTTTCATGGTAAGGGAGCCGCTAACCCCAGTTCGATCCTGGGTTGGAGCACTATGCTCTCGTAGCTCAATTGGTAGAGCACTCGTTTAGTAAGCGAGAGGTATCGGGATCGAACCCCGACGAGAGCTCAACGGTTCCATAGTATAATGGTTAGTACATAGGACTCTGAATCCTGTAATGCGAGTTCGATCCTCGCTGGAACCTGGCCCTGTAGCATAATTGGATAATGCGTAAGACTTCTAATCTTGAGACTGTGGGTTCGACACCCACCAGGGTCGTGATTATAAAGATACCCTTTATAATCACGTCTTTGATTAAAATCGTGTGGAACATTAATGAAACGGAAAGCGACCACGAACCTGAATACCCGAACCCCTAAACGCGCACGGCGCCCACCGACTCCCGTACCCAGACTGCCGCGCGAAATCGTCATGATGATTCTGAGCCGTGCGCGCCAAGCCAGACAAAACAACATCAGACGCGTCGCCCGCCAACTCCGCGCGAATAATCAATGGATAACTCCGGCAAATATCAGAATGCACCTTTACGGTGGATTCAACCCCGTGACCCAAAATGTGTACCCGTATACGCGTGCCGAAATAAATAATGTCGTAGCGCGTATGGTTGCGAACGATGAATTATAAAATTAAACTATTACAAATGAAACAACAGTTTGTGATTGCACTCGTTGTCGCAGTTGCACTTGTCGCGTGGTGGTTGTCACGGACGACCAACGGTGGTAAAGTTGACGATCGAGCGATCCGAACTCTTTATCGCCAAGCGGCGCGGTATATGGTGGCAAGTCTTCAGGATGAATCCGAAGTGATTCAGGTTCTGCACGCCAACTACGCTATGGGGTATATCATGGCTCTTCGTGATATAACAACCGATACGGAATTTAGACGCGCGACCGGTGAAGACCTTGATGCGTTCGAACACAAACTTGCAGTCGCCCAAGACGTTGCGACGCGGCGCCTCGTGGCGACACGTCCGGACCTCGTTCCGCTCGAGGATTCGTCAATTATGCAGGCCATATATTCTTCTTGAATGAGAGTATATGTCGTGTTGTACCGCTTGTAAAACCAGGTCGCCGTCGGCATCACCGTGCAGCCCTTCGCCACCGGCCCGACCGGCCCGTAATGTCTTTCCGGCACACGTGTGGCAGTTTATTGCCGCGCGCGCAAATGCGTCCACTCGGGCGGCACTCGCGCGAGCCATGCCCGGTGTCGTTTCGCGCCAAAGATATCCCGTACTGAACAGATCACTTAAAATGTCATACAAGGTACCAAAGGGCGGGCTGTACAAACTCACGGCCTTCGACAAGAAGAATCCGGCGGCGTATAAAGATCGCACGTGGCGTTATTACATTCCGCAGTACGGACGTGACTACTATTTCTTTAATACGCGCAACGGACCTGCGTTTACAATCAGTCGAAAAACAGGCCTGCGTCGTCCGGCGCCCGTATTTCCCAACGAGCCTAAAAAACCACGCCAGGCGAACCATACCTGGAATTCGTACCTGAAGCGCGTCAAAGCTGGCATGAGTTACGCGAAGGGTGCACCTGTTCGCAATGCTAAGATTGCCGCGATCGAAAACAAAGTGAACCGGTATCTCGGTGGAAATGAGGCTGCGGTCGCAAACGTGTCCATCCCGGACCTCATGTTTTGGGTCACCGGGGCCAACTGGATGCGGGCCAATAGTAGTTATCGGTACCGAGGTGGTCAATGGTACACCAGTTCGGGCAACAGACTGACAAAGCCGCGTATTCTACAAAATATCAAGAATTCTGCACCGTACCGTTAAAAATTTAAAAACAGCCTCTCTGTCACACGGGTTCTCAATAATATGAATAATTTCAGGACACGGACCGATAACTTGATTGAATGTCGTGAATTGTCGTTCGACCATATCGCGGTCGTATTTCTTTTCAAGTCTGGATCGGAGTACACGACACCATATATATAATTCTTTTTCCTCCATTATATATATGTCTATTCCAAATTTTAAGCGCATCGTAAAAAATAGTCACCCTGCCATCAAAGTAAACAACAATGGCCCCAGTTCGGTCAAAGTTTCGGTGGGTAACAATGCGTCGTACGTGACCGTTCGACCCAATAACAACCGGCCCGGTCATCTTAATATTTCAGCTATTGCGACCGATCCAAACTATGAGGGCAAGGGTCTGGCCGGATACATCACGGCGCTCGTCGTACGGGCGGCAAAAAATGCAGGATTTAAAAGCGCCGGCGGTATGTCTATTCATATTACATTTAACAAAAACAATGAAAATCGGGCAAGAAAATCAGTCTGGCCAATTTCATCATATATTTTTAGTAGATTGGGATTTCAAAAGTTACTCGTTCAGGGAAAACCTGGTGTTTATAAAGTCACAAATGCGAATCGTCACCGTGTCACATGGAACATCAACCTTGATAAAAATATACCCAAAGTGAACGAGAAATTGAGAGGCAACAACAAGTTAATAGGGAAATAAGTCAATGTACCATAAATGCTGTTCGTCGGCCCGAGTCTTCTCGCCGGTATCGGCCAAGTGACGAAACGGTACGCCGATCTGGTCGGCGGCGAATATATCGAATACCACCACCCTCCGTCGAGTAACGTTCACGAGATCGGGTTTGCATTCGTGCTCCCGCTCAAGAACCAAATGACGATGGTCGATTGGCACCTGGCCCCGTGTAAACACCGGATGTACATGACGGTGTGCGAAACCGAAACGGTCCATCCCGACTATGGCATACTCGTCGATCGGTACAGAACACTCTACGTGCCGAGTGAATTTTGTAAAAAGGTTTTCGAGCGACAGTTTCCGCACGGCGAATTCAAAGTTTTGCGTCACGCGGTGGCCAAACCGGAATATAGTCTCGTCGGTGAAGGTGTACCGGACGACGAGCCGTACGTTTTTTATACAATCGGAAACATGGCCGATCCTAGAAAAAATATCAAAATGCTCCTCGAGGCATTTGTGCGCCTCGAGGTTCCCAACGTACGCTTGTTGCTCAAGGCGACGTGTCGTACGCCGTATAATTTAAAATTACCGGGTGTCCATGTGCTGAACGATCTTATGACGGACGAACAACTCGATGCGATTCATCTCGTAAGCCACTGCTACGTCAATTGTTCACATTCGGAGGGTGTCGGGATGGGTGCGGTCGAGGCGGCCGTTCGGGACAAACCTGTTATTCTTACAGATTACGGAGGTCTGAAAGAATATGTGCCGTCGAGTCCGTTTGTCGTCACGTGTACGCGGACGACTGTCGGTCAGGATGATTTTTTGTACACGCGGGACATGGAATGGGGTCAGCCTTCACTGGACGATCTTATTAAACACATGCGTCATTGTGCGACGAACCGCATAACGACGTGGGACCATTCGGCGACCCGTCGTCTGATTGACGAATCACTTGACGGCTTCGGCGGCTCCATGTTCGATCCAGTAGTTGGACCCGTAAAGAACGAGAGCGAGTAGCACGGACGAGTACACTATAAACGCCTGCTGAGCCTTGAGATACGAAACAAACTCGTCAAAAGCCTGAATGCCAACCGGTTTCGTAAAGACGCGCGGGACGACAAGGACGATCGCTGCGTTGACCAAAAGTGCCTGGACGTACATATTACAATACACATTCAAAAAAAGTTAAACCATATGGAAATGCTTGCGGCAAAACGCCCCACACCCTGATGCTGCCCGGAAAGGACACTGGCGTCCTTCGAGGGTACGGGCGGTACACTGCGGTCCTGTGGCTGTGGCCGCCGCAGTCTTGGTCTTTTTGGTCGCCCCTGGTGCCGCCTGAGAAGCCGTCGTCGTCGGTGGCGGGTTCACGAGCACGATAACCTTACGCTTCGCGGCATCCATCGCCAAGGCGCGTTCGCGACACTTGAGTGCCGTCGCCGCCATCTTCGCGGGGTCGGGGTGGTTCACGCGGACGGCCGCAGCATACATGAGCTCAAAGGTTGCCATTGCTGTTTTTGGATACACATACCACCGTCCAAGGCTCGGCGCCGTGGACACAACCTAAACTTTTTGACACCGAACCGAGACAAATTCGCGCGATGCACACATGACCGTCCCCTTTGGTGCGATACACGTCACGTCCGCGCCATATGCGCACGTGACGTTTACCCGCCCGACCCCCTTCTTTTTGCTGAACCAGGCGGCTACGCCCGCCGCCCATTCGATATCCTGTTGCGGAACCCGTGTCGTCTTTGTCGCCGTACGTAGCACGACGTGGGCGCCCGGACAGTCCTTGGCGTGGAACCATAGATCGTGTGCCTTCATGCGGCTAGATAAAGCGTGATTTTCGGTCGAATCCTGACCCACGATAACCTCAAAGTTGTTCGGGGACGTGAGACGGCGAGGCATTTGTGTTTGTTCGGTATCAAGTGTATCCCATTGTCCTTAGCGCCGCGGACAAAACCTACTTATTTGCGCGCGCGAGTGCTCGGACATAATTCTTGAACGCATTCTCGTTTTCGTTTGCCATACGGGACAGCCTGACCAGGTTCGCAGTCCGATTTATATTCGCAAGTGTCCTGTGGACGTTAATTTTACCACCCGGGCTGCGGGTCCATGTGATTGCTGCGTGCGCAGGCCCGGTCGGGACGGGGTGAGGCCGTACCGGTCGAGGCGTGTGGGCTCGGCGAGGCGGCAGCGGCGGTGGCGGCGGCAAGGTCTGGACGACAGGTGATTGTTTGGCCACCGGCGATCTGTGCCATTTTTTAGCCTGGGTCCGTACGTGCCACCACATACCGGTCGCGTGCGCCAATGGTGCCCGGGCACGCCATGCCGCCTCACTTTTGACCAATCGCGGGAATGAATGTCCACTGGTTTTTTGTGCCAGGTTGTATCGTTTGTCGGCCAGTCGATTAAGTTGGGCGTAGAGTCGACCCAGGCGTCTGTATCCAGCCGGTATACTACTGTTTTCGCCTTCGATAATAGTGGAAATTTTCGCAATCGCCTTGTTCGCCTTGGCAATTTCGTGGAATGTCCCGATAAGATTCGTGCGTCTGGCTGATGTGAGTGAATTTGGGTTCGTGCCCATGTTACGAAATTTTCTCTTTATATTGGGCAAAAATCTTTTAACGAGTTTGGATCGACGGAGCCACAGAGCTTCGTCCCGAACAACATTTTCAAATTTGTATCTGCGTATTTTTTTAAACATTTGTAGTTTTTTAGTAGCCAATGGATTGTGCCGATTCATAAGTCGGGCATATTCCGCCTTGTTTGCATTTGTAAAATTGTTCGATACTCCGAGCGCGTCGATTTTACGATCGAGCGCATCGAGTTCTTTATCGATTTTGTCGTATTCGTAAAATGCCTTGATGACATTACGACGCTTTTCGGGCGTCAGATTCATTTATGATGTGGTCAGAAAATAAAATATGTACCGACCGTAATGAAAACTTGGCCGACGCGATATTTTGCAGGACTCAGTCCTGCCCGGACGCGCATCCGCCGAAAGGAACTCCTGACCCGTACGTCATTCAAACTTGGTCGTTCGGACCGCGGCGCCCGGACACGCAAGTCTCGATGGACACAGTTGTTCCACAGGGTATACCCGGATCTAAAATTTAAAAAAACAAACATTTCGAAAAAGACGGGCATACCGACCAAAACGCTCAACACAGTGTACAATAGAGGTCGGCGCGCATGGCAGACGAGTGGGTCCCGTCCGGGTGTTACGGCCGACCAATGGGGTGTGGCCCGCGTATACAAGTATGTCCTGGTCACGAAGCACAAAGCACCAAAGGCGTGGTATGCGTCGCGTCCCGACCCGGACAACAATTTACGCCACAAAAAATAACTCCTCTTCGTGGAGTTCGCGCTCGCGCTCCTCGTCGCGCTCGAGCACACGTAACATTGCCACGTGTAGGTCGAACCGTTCGTAGCGTGACAATCCGAAATATGCGTCTACGGCCTCGGCCGGCGAACACCCAGTCACCTGTGCACGTTCGGCCATCCAATGGTACATCGACGGCGCAATAGCCTCTTTCGTAAACTCTTCGAAAACTGTGTAGGTCGACATTTAGCGCCAGCAGCAACACCGGCCGGGCGCCGAGGACAAAACATATATTTCCGTATCATAATGCCAATCAGGTGGTATCAGGTTTTCACATACTGGATGGTTATCGCGGGTATGAAACTAAAAATTTTCAATCTGTTTGTTGCGAGTCTGGTGGCGACGATATTAGGACAAATTTATATTATGGTTAATCGCGGTCCGGTAAATCCATTATTTTTATTTTTTAGAATTTTTTTACATATCGCCCCTATGATGTATATATCGCATGAGAATAACCCGAAACATATGGCAGGTTTACTCATAGCCTATACACTCAGTCTACTCGCCCAGGGTACCAACCCCGCCAAAGTATATAAGGAGATTATTTTGCACGAACCGACTGATATGACCATAGAAGAATACGCGCGCCGACGATTTACCACCAGCCCCAACAGCATTTAGACTCCGGTGCCAAACTTAGAATATCTTCAACCAGGTCGTCTATGAGTAAGGTTCGCAACTTTTTGAGTACGTCCGGTGGAATGACATCGCCCTCACCGCGCGCGACAATATTCAACACGTGTACAATCATGGGGGCATCGACGTGACACCCTTTCGTGACGAGTTTAGCCGCCTGAATAACATCCAGTGCGCTCGTGGGCGGGTACGCTTTGAGGTGTGCGTGCACCGCACGTACGAGAGCAGTCTCCATTTTACATCTAAGTCAATCTCTTTTTATACCACGCCATGTAATAATCACCTTCGGTGGGTGGTTCAGCCTCGACGACCGACGTATCGTCGATGTGGCGCCAGACACCCTTGTGTTTGACGTAGACGGTATAGTGTCCGCCGTGCGTCGACCCTTGGTGTACCACGAGTCCAAACAGAACGTGGTTGCCGTACGTGCGCGGAACGGACACGGACCGCCGACCTGTATACTGACTGAACGAAACGACAAATACGGGAGGCATGACCTCGGGGCGCATTTGTTTGACGGCGACGTGGTATTCCTGGCCGGCCGCGTCGACGTAGCCACTGAACGCATCGCCGCTCTCACGTCGGTCCAACAGTTCTTCGAGCGTCTGGCCAGACTTTTCTGGTTCGACCACCATGATCGTGTACGAACTCCGTGTTTCGGACATACCACCCGGGTACGTCACAACCTGGATCTCCGTGCCATTGAAAATATCCTGAATAAATTTGCGACCGAGTGATTGTTCGAATGTGTCGAGTAATTCAAGCACGACTTCCTGTGTGTCGTGCGGCCACCGGTTTGCGAAACGCGGAAACCGCTCACAGAACGCGGCGTAAAATGGCCGAACGTCCGCCGAAAATCTGGGTTCTGTCCTCCACAGCTGGCGGACCAGCACGGCATATGCACTCGTCAGCTCACAATCACCTTCGTACTCTCCGTTCAGAAATCGGTTCGTCAAAGCCGGGACGTGCGCCAGGCACTGCAGCGCCGAGTTTAAGAAACAGGTGTTCCCGAGGTTTTCCATCTAGAACGAAGACGCCCCAAAACTCTAAGAGTATGGCCGATCAGGCTCACGATCTGTTTGACGCCTGGGAGCCTATTATCCGCCGCCACAGCATCAAGGAGACGAGCGAAATTGAGATTCGTATCGGAAAAATGAACCGCGGGTCTTTCGATACGAATGTTACCCAGGCCGTACACGACAAGGCGCTCCGCCGGCTGTACAAGTACACGGGCTGGGAGGACGTGACGGAGTCGGACACGATCGTGTACCATTACCCGAGTTCGCGCCGGGCGACGTACGACAATGACAAGGAGGACATTACCGAAAGCGTCATCAAGCGTCGCCTCGAAGTGAATGACTTTTCTTTGGTCGGCCAGCCGTTCGACGTTCGGCTCGGCGTGTCGGCTGAAATTCCAGCCGACCACGATCCGAATGAAGAGGCGACGATGGTCCGGTCCAAGAAGCGTGTTTCGTTTACGCGAAAGAATCTCCGAATCGACGTGACGAGTGTCACTGGCGATTCGGATGACCCGGATTGTGACGAAGAGACGCAGTACCAAATTGAGCTCGAACTGTTGGCCGTCCCCGAATCAAAGAATGAATTGTTCAACATGGTGTACAAGATTTTTGACGTTCTGTGCATCACCGCATAGCATTTTCAAATTCGCGAACAAGATTTGAGTTTACGGACGAGGTTGGCGAAGGTGACGCCCGCGACGCCTTGACCGCCTTGAGTGTATTGTACCAGTTTTTAGATTTCATCTTTTCAAAATTTGTATACGTGGCGTTGTTTTGCAGGAATGCCCTAGCGACCGCAAGTCGTTCGGCGCGCGTCAACGTGTTGAATTGGCGTGCACGCCCATTACGCGTAATGCGTCCGTTCAGTCCTTCGCTAAATGTATAGTGCCGACCGTTGACCGTGACGTTCGGCCCCCGATTGCTCGTCGGTGACGGCGAAGCACCCCGTTTGTTCTTTATCATGGCGAATATCTGGGCGGCCGAGCGGTTCTCGGACGCACCCGGTATGTTCATGTTTCGGGCGATCCGTACCAGTTGAGCGACCGTGTACCGAGAATATTGTTTTCCGTCGATTCGGTTACCGCTGACGTTATACACGCCGGCGACCCGGGTGGGACTCGCCGACCCGGTGATTCCGAAAATATTTTTGACGCGCTGTGGTACACGTACGCCCGCATTTTCGTACGCTTTAAGTACAGTCTTCTTCCCGGCCGCTTTGCCGGTCGGAATCTTGTAAAAGTACGGCTGTTTACCCGGCCCGGGACGAACGTAAAACCCGGGCCGGTTCGCATTCCAGTTCGGGGCGCGACGCGGCGGGCTCTTTTTCGGCGCGACGACTGAGCCGCCGGCCGCACCGCCAAACACGGCAAGTACATTTGCGGGCATGTTGACGCCGGCGTTTGCGTACGCCCGGAGCGCCTTTTGGTGGACCAGACTCATGTTTGCGACGACGGGATAGAATCGAGGGAGACCGTTCGGTCCCGGACGGACATACATTCCGGCGCGCGCATTTGCGTAACTGCGTGCGCGAGGATACCGGACGTTCAGCTTGGCGAGCCGTTGTGCGTTTTTATTTCTGGACGCGGTGGGCACCGCACGCATACGCGTCGCGGCCAGGGGCTCGTACACCGGGCGACCGGACGCATTTGTGAGTCGCCGACCGTTGAGTCCCGTGGCAACCTGACGCTTGAACATGTTCAGCGGGCCGACATACTGAATGATTCGGTGGATGACGATCGGTGCCGCCGAAAGGTTTTTAGTACCGCGTATGAGAACCGTTCCGTTTGTAAAAAATACGAGCGTCATCGCGGGACTCTTCCAATGGACGAACGCGCCCGACGAAAACAATTCAGGCTCGTTCGATATCGTGCCGACCGAACTCGGTACGTTACGCGCAAAGTGCCGAGCCATGTCGTCCAGAATAATTTTGTGATCGATATTCAGACGGCCGTCAACCTTGGTAAGTTTGACCGTGTTTGTGTTTACGCGCAGACCCGGGAAGAACCTCGCCACTTTGCGAAGAACCGGTTCGTACGTCGCTTGGCCCGACGTCGTGATGTGCATCGAACTGCTTTTGTGCAAGACGGCCGAGCCACCACCTTCCGTGCGAAAGTTCCAATGGGCGACTCCGGTCGGATCACCGACCAGTCCGTGCGTCCGCGTGAGGCGACACGTCGGCGGGTTTCCGATGAGGATGCGTCCTTCCACGGACGTGACACCGGCCGGCAAGGTGTCCGGCAGAGAAAACGCGCCCCACGGTACATAAAGAGTGACGGTCTTGGCCGTCGTGACCGGCTTGGTCATTTTGTACCCGTCTTCACTAAAGCGCGATTCGTTCGAAAACGCGGACGCCTTACGAGCCCTGAGCGCTCGCTGAATTTTCACAGCCGCGGCCGCGCGCGCATTCATATACTAGGTGTCGAGAGATTTTTACACATCGGAGACTATATCGCTCGTCGAAATGTCGAGACCGTAAATGACTGGCTGGGTCGTGTACGCATTTCCGCGATAGACGCACGTCTCGGTCCGAACCTCGATTTCGCGCCCGGAGAACGGACCGGCGTACGTATCCGGGTTGAAGCGACACTTGCCGAGCAAGTTTTCTTGACAGTGCTGATGGAACATCTGGACGAAAATCTTCTGCGGACAGAACAGCTCCGGGCCGTACAAAACCTTTTCGCCCGAGGACAAAAAGTGCTGTAGCGGGTTGGTGAGCATAGCCACCTGGTTCTGAACCGTCTTGAAATACTCCGGCAGGACGTTCCAGATATCCTGGTCGTTATACTTTTGGGCGTACTCGAGGTATGCCCGGACGCACTTGCACAAAATAGCCGGAATCTCGGCGTCGAGCTTCTCGTCGAGGTGCGGGTCCGCCTTTTGAACCTGGCGACCGAAATTCCACGTCACGAGACGGCGAAGCACCGACCCTGAATTATCACGATAGCCCGGAACCTCGTTACCGGCGAGAATACCCGGTACGTTCCACGTCATCGAAAGTGCCTTGTCATTCTTGCGCGCGATCGACACATCTTCACCCGAAACCATAGACTGAAACTCCGCCTGTTCGAGCGCCAGATCACCCTTGACCTCCGGCGAGATGAACATGAACCCGTCGTGGATCGACCAAAGCCCAAACTTCTTTTCGATATTATTCGAAAGGGTCCGAACATCCTCCGAATCGTAAAACTTTTTACAAACCTTGGTAATGAGCGTCGATTTACCCGAGCGCGCAATACCCTTGAGAAACGGAATCACTTGCCAGCCGTCGAGGACGTTCGTGTCGAAACACAGCCGCCCGATGAACACGTAGAGCCAACGGGAAACGTCGTCCGAGAACCGCTGGTAGGTCATGACGGTCTGCATGTGCGGCGTCGGAATATCGTACCAATCTTTGACCCCTTCGTAATGGTCAAACTCTTGGTCGAAAAACTTACAACTTACGATTGTCGGGTCGAGCGATTGACACTCGGGCGTATCGTACTTGTAAAATTTGGTCGTGTATTGTTCGTCGTTCCACTCACGCCCGACAAAGATACCGTTACGGAACGACCATACGTTACGATTCTTCTTGATTTCGGGAAATTGCATGTCGCGACAGTTGCTCAGATGTGTGATTGTGTCCCGGACGATCGACCCCTTGCTCGTCAGGTTACGCCACATATCATACTTGTCCTCCTTTTGGGTATAAAAATACACAAACTCCTTCACCTCCATCACGGGCCGCCACGCCTTCGTCAGGTGGCCGTCGGACGTCTCAATCTGTTTACAGCACTGACCCTTGTACCGACGCATCTTCATAATGTACGTCTGGTTCAGGAGGTACAGGAGCAGGCACTGAAACGGACTCGGTTGATCCTCCTCTTCGCCGGCCGTCTCGATCGTCTTACACCGGAAGAGCGACGACTCCATGTCGCCCTGGAGCGGCGCCGTACACGTCGGGTGGTTAATACGCTCGAACGAACGAACGTACCGGAAAATGATTTCGTAAGCATCGTCGGCCGATTCAATCAGGCGCATCATACGGAATGCGACCCGGAATTCATCGCCGTTCACATCGATGGTCGGGCGATCTTTGATACCAAGTTGGCTGGAGCGATGGTACAGCTCGGAAAAAAGGTTTACCAGGCGACGTTTTTGTTCAAGAATTCGGTCGAGATCGACATTTTGGGGCATGCCGTTCGCATCTAGTTCATCATCCCGGAAGAATTGGCGGAACCCGCTGGTGAGTGGCAGAAACCGATCACCCTTACAGGTCAGACCCATCTTTTCCTCGAGTTGTCCGATGAATGCTTCCAGGCGATCCGCCGTGAGCTCACTCACTTCGGAACGCAAAACTTCCATTCGAATTTCATGATCGTGACCGGGCGCCTGCTCACGATCGATAGTATGTACTTGGTCCATTGGTAGTACAGGGCGAGAAATTTTTAAGCCGTCGGGCCTGGGGCCTTGGCCGCCGACAGGACAGACAGCATCTTCACCAGAATCATATTCTGTTTCTCGAGGTGTTTGGCGATAACCTCGGTCGCCGACGCAAGTTTATCCAGGACGGACGTGATGGTCTCGCCCTCGTCGGTCGTCAGGAGAGTCACCAGGGCATCCTCATCGCCACCCTCGAAATCCATCTCCTCGTCACCCAGCTCCTCATCCTCGGGAATGCGAGAGTCGGCCATATGTACTTTATGTGGCGATAAAGTCTTTATCAGGTTGACGCGCCTGAATTATTTTCTTGCCGTATACTAAAATGGCTGGCGGACTCATGCAACTCGTGGCTTACGGCGCACAGGACGTGTACCTGACCGGTACGCCCAAGGTGACCTTCTTCCAGGCTGTGTACAAGCGCCACACCAACTTCGCGATGGAGCTGATCCAGCAGACGACCAACGGTTCCCCGGCGGCGTCCGGCCGCGTGTCCGTGACCATCGCCCGCAACGGCGACCTGGTCGGCAACATGCACGTGGCTCTGCAGCCCACGACCCTGGTGCCCACCTCCAACAACACTGGCTATGACACCAACTGGATCGCCGAGCGTGCCATTGCGGCCGTCGAGCTGACCATCGGCGGTCAGCGCATCGACAAGCACTACCAGACCTGGTGGCGCCTGTACTCCGAGCTGTTCCTGAACGAGGCGGACAAACTCGCCTGGGCCAAGATGACCACGGCGTGCAACGCCACCATCACCTCCACGCCCAACAACCGCGTGTACCTGCCGCTGCTGTTCTTCTTCAACCGTAACCCGGGTCTGTACCTGCCCCTGATTGCTCTGCAGTACCACGAGGTCCGTCTGGATTTCGACCTGACGACCTACTACGACAAGTACTTCGGCACGAACAACGCCTTCGAGGTCTGGGCCAACTACATCTACCTGGACACGGAGGAGCGTCGCCGCTTCGCCCAGAAGGGTCACGAGTACCTGATCGAGCAGGTGCAGCACACCGGCGGCGATTCCGTCACCGCCACCAACTCTACGCAGCTGATCCGTCTGTCCTTCAACCACCCGGTGAAGGAGCTGATCTGGTGCTACGCCAACCCCAACTTCACCACGTCCGCCCAGCTGAACCACATGTGGAACTTCACGTCGAACACCGATGCGGTGTGCATGTCGTCTAACGTCCAGGCCTTCTCCGCATCCAACAACTGGATCCCGCCCCACATGGCCGGCGCGCCCCTGATGGTGAACGGCGGCTCGACCACGCTCGGTCTGACGTCCATCACCGCCAACTCCTACTGGGTGGAGGATGGTCTGACTGTCCTGTCCGCTGGCCTCAACGCCCCCGGTCGGTCTGTGGGCCCCCTGGACATGTTCAAGGTTGTGCTTAACGGCCAGGACCGCTTCAAGGAGCAGAACGGCAAGTACTTCAACCAGGTTCAGCCGTTCTACCACCACACCGGTACCCCGTACCCGGGTGTGTACTCCTACTCCTTCGCTCTGCAGCCGGAGGAGCACCAGCCGACCGGCACGTGCAACTTCTCCCGTATCGACAACGCCCAGGTGTCTGTCGTGCTGAAGGGTGCCACCGACACGACGCAGCAGAAGCTGTTCGCCGTCAACTACAACGTGCTGCGCATTCAGTCCGGTATGGGTGGCCTCGCCTTCTCCAACTAGACACACACCAAAAACAAAAACAAAAACACAAAAAAACAACAAGAATGTCCAGATTCCTGTTGTTTTTTTCTCTCGCCGTATACTAAAATGGCTGGCGGACTCATGCAACTCGTAGCGTACGGCGCACAGGACGTGTACCTGACCGGCACGCCCAAGGTGACCTTCTTCCAGGCTGTGTACAAGCGCCACACCAACTTCGCGATGGAGCTGATCCAGCAGACGACGTCCGGTACCGTAGGTAACGGCGGTCGCGTATCCATCACGATTGCGCGTAACGGCGACCTGGTCGGTAACATGCACGTGGCTCTGCAGCCGCTTGTGCCGTCAGCCACCATGGTACTGACGTCCACCAACTCTGCATTCGACACCAACTGGGTCGCCGAGCGCGCCATTGCGGCCGTCGAGCTGACCATCGGCGGTCAGCGCATCGACAAGCACTACCAGACCTGGTGGCGCCTGTACTCCGAGCTGTTCCTGAACGAGTCGGACAAGATTGCCTGGGGCAAGATGACGTCACAGTCCAACCCGAACCCGACACAGTCGTCCGTGCCCAAGGTGTACCTGCCGCTGCTGTTCTTCTTCAACCGTAACCCGGGTCTGTACCTGCCTCTGATTGCGCTGCAGTACCACGAGGTGCGCCTGGATTTCGACCTGACCCAGTACTACTCCAACTATTTCAGCGCTTCGACCGCATTCGAGGTCTGGGCCAACTATATCTTCCTGGACACGGAGGAGCGTCGTCGCTTCGCCCAGAAGGGTCACGAGTACCTGATCGAGCAGCTACAGCACACCGGTGGTGATACCCTGACGTCCACTGGGTCGTCCGAGGGCGCCGTCCAGACCGTCCGTCTGACCTTCAACCACCCGGTGAAGGAGCTGATCTGGTGCTACCAGAACCCGACCGCGGCCGCCATCGGTGCCACGCAGCTGAACGGTATGTGGAACTTCTGCTCGTCGACGCAGAACGTGAACGTGACGTGCGATCCCACCAAGCTGTCTCTGTCCGGCTCCCTGAAGGCACACGAGACCGGTGCACCGCGCCTGTATGTGCCGGGCGGCTTCGCCCCGGGCTCGAATGTCGCACCGGTCGTCGTGTCCAATGTGCAGACCGCGGCTGCCCTGACCGGCAACGTGTTCTGGACCGAGGAGGGTACCCAGTTTGCGACGACCAACCAGGCATACGGTCTGGAGGTTGGCCCGCTGCACCTGTTCAAGGTTGTGCTCAACGGCCAGGACCGCTTCAAGGAGCAGTCCGGCAAGTACTTCAACCAGGTTCAGCCGTTCTACCACCACACCGGTACCCCGTACCCGGGCGTGTACGTGTATTCTTTCGCGCTCCAGCCCGAGGAGCACCAGCCGACCGGTACGTGCAACTTCTCTCGTATCGACAACGCATCCCTTAACGTACAGCTCAAGTCGAGCGTCGCGACCACCTCCCAGAAGATGTTCGCCATCAACTACAACGTTCTGCGTATCGCCTCCGGTATGGGCGGCCTAGCATTCTCCAACTAGAGTCTTCTTTTTTGTGTCAAGTTCCTTCTGTTCGCTTTTGGCCAGCGTGCTCGTGTCGCCCGTTTGGAGCGCACGTACTTCCGGACCGGAGAAGACCACGGCGTCGAGTACGTAATCCTGGAATGCTTCGCAGGCCAGGGGCACAATCGACTTGAGGATCTCGAGGATGGACTGTGCCGGTTCGCGAATTTCAGGTTGGGCACCGGGGCTAATACGGAGTTTCAAAAAATGGAAAAGGTTGTGCAAGTTTAGTTTCCAGTAAAATTCAGTAAATGTACTTTGGGGGAGATGGGCGCGCGCAAGTTCGCGCGCGACACCCCGTCGTACGAGTTCATCGTACGTATGAAATGCAAGATCGCAAGACGCCTTTTGTTTCAGACGTAATAGCTCCTCGGTGATAACTTCACCGGACGACCCTTGACCGGCCGTTTTGCTCTGGGCCCGAAGTTCGGACGGTACGAAAAAATCATCCTTGACGATCGAGTACCGCGCCGAGACTTCATTCACAGATGCGGTCCGGTGACGAAGCCATTGACGGGCGACAAAAATAGGAACACGGACGTGAAACTTGAATTCGACCATCTCGAACGGCGACGAGTGTTGATGACGCATGAGGTACCGAATCAGCGCACGGTCGTCGCTTACGGTCTTTGTGCCCGGTCCGTAGGACACGCGCGCAGCCTGAACGATAGATGCGTCGTCGCCCATATGGTCTACCAGGCGAACGAAAGAGGAGGCCATTTCTTGTTCATATGACGGCCGCATACTTTATTTGTTGTCTGGTAGTAAATGACGACCACGACCCTACAGAAGATACTCATGGCCGTCATCATCTTCGCGGCTGCCTGGTTCGCCCTTCGGTACCGCCAGAGTAATTACGAGCCGCCCGAATCGACCGTGACCGTGACTCCGCCTCCGGCGATTCAGGGTGCCCCGAGCGGCGATCAGCCCGCGGCAATCGCGCCGGCGCCGGCGGCACCAGAGGCTCCTGCCCCGATGGCGGCACCCCAGGTTCCAACGCAATTTATGTCTGAAGAGATTGGGGGTATAGGCGCATTCAATACCATCGCGGGCGAGACGATGTTTGACTTTGATCCGGCCCCGCCCATGACCGCGGCTCCACCCGCAGAGGCCCCGATGGCTCCTCCGCCCGCGGCCCCAGAGGCCCCGCCGATGGCTCCTCCGCCCGCGGCCCCAGAGGCCACCCCGATGGCTCCTCCGCCCGCAGAGGCCCCGATGCCACCTCCCGCGACACCAGAGGTCCCGCCAGCGACCACCGGGACTGAAATGTACATGGCGCCGCCGCCCGAGCACTCACTGGACGGCGAGATCGAGATGTACACTCGTTCGGGCTACGCCGAAATTTAATCGCGTCCTCTTGTATAAATGAACTCGCCCACGACCAAGGCCCAGCACGAACAGCTTAAACAGCGCCTAAACAGATTGACGCATGCTAGCAAGGCTTTTAATAAAGCACAGCGCACGGCGAATTCGCTCCGGCGCCAGTTTCACCGCGCGGCATTTCTCGCTCTGTACGGCCGTAACGAGAATAGAAACTCTCTGACGAACCAAGAACGCGCCGGCCTTCGTAATATGATTCGGCACGCCCGGCGCGTATTTATGACGAAGCGCGTTCTGTCCAGAACTCTCAACCCTAACACGGCGTACAAAATCATGAACACTATTTAAAACACACGACCGCTGACATATAAATGGAGAAGCGATTTGCGCTCCGGCTCAAACTTCACAAGGTCAAGGGGAGTGTCGTACACCACTGCGCTTTGTTCCAGCGGGTCCTCGCCGCACAGGGTACGGCGGCCCGGGTCGTCAAGGGTGTTTGTGTCGTTCCGCAGACTCGTGAAATTTGTGAACATTTTTGGGTCCAGAGCGACAAGGAAGGTCTCGACTTTGATATCGGGTACGAGGTCGGGTGTCTGAATTCACCAGAGCTCGCGTCCGTCGAGACGGTTCTTCTACCAGAAGCACCCGAAGGGTTCACGAAGCCGGATACCGATCCGGAAAACCTTCGTCTCTTCGAGCTTTACCAAACGGATCCGAAAACCTTCTGGGCGGAAGCACCAGTCGAGGTCCGCAATTTTAATGTCAACTCAAAGTAAATGGCCGTCGTTGATCGTAACCTATTCGTCATTCTGGCAGCCGCCGTCCTGTTCACCAACTCGATCCGCGAGATGTACCGCAGCGGTAAACAGTGGTCGACCCGATTCATGACCATTTTTCAGATCGTGCTCGCATTCGCCCTTATGATGTTTCTGAGATCTGGTTAAAAAAAAATAAGCACCCACAGTAAATGAACTCTACGGTGAACAACAACAGCACGAAGTTTATGCGGGCGGCTCTGGGCGGCCTCCTTCTCGTCCTGTTCATGTCCGGTATCTTTATGGTGGTCGAACAGTCGCCGACGTCGAAGGACGGCCAGCCTCCGGCCGAGTCAAACAAGAAATGGTTCGGCACGGCGTACATCATTCTGGCCGGTCTTCTCGGTATCTACTACGCCTTCAAGAATATTGCCGGGAACAACAGCGGCTACTGAGTCGACATCGTCTGTGAAAGCGCCCGAAACACATCAGGCGTGTTACACGTGTCAAACCCAATCGTGTGATTGATACCAAGCTTGCGTGCAGTCAGAACCACATCCTGGTTCGCTCCAAGGTATACAAAGGACCAATTGTCCCGTACTTGGCGCGACTCGACCAGATCTTTGATATGTTCGGACGTGTACTTGATGGACGTGTTTTCGTCGCCGTCCGTCAGAATGATAACCACCGTGTCTCGGGGCAGATCGAGTTTCAGAATCCGACCCATTGCATCCAGGAGAGACGTCGACCCGCGCGGCTCGAATGTACTGGTTGTCAGCGGCGTCACATCGTCGATCGGCACACTTTCGTACACGGTCAAAAACTGATGGTCAAATTGGTAGAGTGACATGGTTCCTCCGAGCGGCTTTTGACTCTCGACGAACGAATTGTACCCACCGATCGTATCGTCGCGGCACACCTCCATCGAGCCTGAACGGTCGAGCAGAAATACGCGCGTCGTCATTGTTATACTGTACATTGTCGCCAGTCGTTTAAGACATAAAAAAAATGTACGTCTTCCCTAGAAGTCCCCGCACTTCTGGATGGTATATATCGTAGACCTGAATTCTGTCCACCGGGCGCACGGTCTATGGACCCAGATGTTCCCGACCGTCAGGCCATACTATGCCGTAAAGTGTTGTCCGGACCCCATGGTGGTTCGGACGCTATTTGAGTGTGGCGCCGCATTTGATTGCGCGAGTCCGGCCGAGGTCGATATGGTCAAGGACAAGTCGCGAATCATCTACGCCAATCCGTGTAAACGTCCCGAAGATATCGAGTACGTTCGTGGATGTGGCGTCCGTCGGACGACGTTCGATAGTGTCTGTGAACTTGAAAAATTGGGCGCAGGGTACTGGGACCTGATCATGCGCATCAAGGCGGATGATCCAATGGCTCGGTGTCCCATGGGGAACAAATTTGGTGCCGACGAGTCCGACTGGGCCGAACTCGCACAAGTTGCACCGCCCGGATCCATCAAGGGGGTTAGTTTTCATGTCGGGTCTTTTGCAGGTTCGGCCGATGCGCACGCACTCGCAATTGCAAAAGCCCGTCGGGCATTTACGTTACTCGAATCGTTTGGGCACACGCCAACCGTTCTCGATATCGGAGGTGGATTTTCGTCCGAAAATCTCGAAACAATTTTACCAGTTTCCGCAGCGATTAATGTCGCCCTCGTAGCGAATGGGTTTGGCACGAGCGAGGTTATCGCCGAACCCGGGCGTTTTTTCGTCGAACACGCCATCGAACTTCACACAAAGGTTGTTGGTCTGAAGCCCGGGTGTGTCACCGTAGACGATTCTCTCTACGGTGCATTCAACTGCGTCGTCATGGACCACGCACGTCCGGTCCCTCGTGTCACCGGACCGAGCGAACTACGTACGGTGTTTGGGTGTACGTGCGACGGCGCAGATGTCATCGGCGAGGCTCTTTGTGTACCGGCCGGACTCAAGGTTGGTGACGTTGTCACGTGGCCACGCATGGGCGCATATACGCTCGCGGCCGTCACGTCGTTCAACGGTCTGCCGTTTGATCGGCGTCAGCGCGTATACATCGGAGCCAGCTACGCGGTCGAGAAAGTTTAGAAAATTCATCAATCGTGTACCGGTCACCCATAGACTTGTTACACTTTGAACAAATCGGACGCAGATTAGACAGTTGGGTCGCACCGCCTTTACTTTCGGGTACGTTGTGGCCCGATTCAAAGTTAAACACGGTCATTATGTTTTCGCACCACGCGACGAGACACTTGCGCTTGAACCGCTCGCCGCAATAAAAGAGCCATACTTGTTCCCGGAGGGCCAAAGGAATCTTCGCCTTCATGCCATACAATTGCACGTCGGCTTTACTACTGGGACACAAACAAACTTGTGTGCTAGTCCTCCTGTGACAATCAGGACCGCGAGCGTCAACCAAAAGTTGAGTCCGGTGACCCATGTGACGCTGGCCGCGAGAGCGACGGCCGCGACCGTATCGACGACCGGAATATCCAAGACGGGAATACGCACACCGCGCGGTTTGCAAAAGGCCATTTCTACTTGGGGCGTGATAAAATAATCATGAGTATGAACGCGACGGCGAGGCCCGCCACGAGAATGACCATCCGGTCCTTGTCTTGGCGGCGTTCGCAGCGCGTCGACCAGTACCCGAGCGCTTGCTCGTAACTCACGGTCGGTTTGTTGATTTGGTCGTTGACCAGGTTGTGTATGTCGACCGTCCACCTGAAAAGGTCAGACGTGTCGACCGGCATGGTTTCCATGTTTTCTTTAAGGTGACGGCCGCACATGGCACACGGAAGAATGTCCGGCAGGGACTCGAAAAACTTGACGTACGCCTGAGCTTTTTCGGGGTCGAGATCGTCCGGGGCGCTCAGGGCTGTCATGTGTACGACCGACCAAAAATATGGTCCAAAGACCGTCGGACAAATCTTCATCCTCTGGTACTGTCCGCGATATTTAGTTTTAAAGTAACGACGCGTCTGATCACTAATGCCGTCGTTGTTTCTGAGTACGCCGTGCTACGGCGGCGTGTGTCTCCAGGCGTATGCCGAATCGGTTCTGAGTTTGCAGCGTTTGTGCGCCCAGAGCGGTGTCCAACTCATGCTCGACACGACCGAGAACGAATCGCTCGTCCATCGGGCCCGTAACTTGTCCGTCGCGCGATTCATGCAAAAGACCCAAGCGGACTATTTCTTGTTTGTCGACGCGGACGTTCATTTTCAGGCTGAATCGGTCCTGCGTCTGGTCGCCTCCGGTCACGACATTTCGTGTGCCGTCTACCCGAAGAAGGTTGTCATGTGGGATCAGGCTGAAAAGGCTGTTCAGGCCGGTGATACCCGCGACCTGAACAAACTCGCGAGCTCGCTCGTCATGAATTTTAAATACCAAAATACCCAAGTCATAAACGGGTTTGCCGAAGTGCTCGACGGTCCGACCGGGTTTCTGTGTATTAAAAGGTCTGTGTTTACACGTATGTTCGAGCGGTACCCCGAACTCAATTGTGTCAACGACCACCAGAACAAAGACCTCGATACGTACTGTGCCGTCTTTGATTGTATGATCGACCCTGTGTCCCGCCGGTACCTTTCGGAGGACTATGCATTTTGTCGCCGCTGGCAACAGATGGACGGCAAGATTTACGCCGATGTACAGACGACGCTCGGTCACGTCGGAAACATTAGGTTTTCGGGCCAACTTGAAGAAACTCTTCGCGCGTAATGTTTTCGCGCAGATTTACAATCGTTCGTAGGAACGTCCGTCGGTTATTCGGATACGTCTTGTCCGTTCGGACCTTTACGGGCGTCCATCCGAGCTCGCCATATTCACACTCGACGATCGTATCGTCCGGGAACGTCTGTCGGCTCTGCCATGCGCACTCGCGTATAAGTTGACCGCGTTCCTGAATGTACAGATCTGTGCCCCGGACCAGGAAATCAATCGTGATACGGTCACGCGGTTTCCATTTAAACATAGTTTCGTGTGTCCCGGTCCGGACCGGCTCTTCGACGGGCGTAAATACGAGACCGTCAGTCTCGTACGGAAACTCGGTCGGGAAGCTACCAAAATCTTCGAGCCGGACCATATTCTTTACGGCGAGTCCGAAGGGGCTTTTGGGTGTCCGGACGATCGACCGAATCACGGCCCGGGCCTTGTCCAGCCGGGCCGTGAGTGTCATTTGGGTCACGTTTTCGTCCCGGACGAGGACCGCATCGTGAATCACAAAAAGGGGTCGGCCGTCGCGACACGTCACGAGGTCCCCATCTAGAATTGTTCCACGTGGCAGATTCAGTGCGACGTGGGTCACTTCGAACGCGCGATTCACGAGCGCCACCTTTTTATCGGCGTCGGACACGAGAAGGTGACGCACGCCGTCCGTCT